CCAAAAGTCTATCTGTTCTATTTTAAGCTTCTCAGCTTCATATTCCTCCTTACTCATTATAGTAATATCTGTCTGATTCTCAAACACATACAGCTCATTTTTAGTCCCCTTATTCAGGATTTTAAACTCATATTTATTTTTATCTAGTATCATTTTATATCTTCTTTTTTACATTGTTTACTACAGTAATAATCTCCCTCTCTGCAAGGCTCTCCACAGAATAAGCAAACTGCATCTCCTGAGTCTTCCCCTAATGGGTCTATTTGGTCATAATAATTCATAGCTGTATAATTTTAATTTCCTTTTTGTCTAGGCAACACTTCATAGAACAGAAGTATAAGTTCGCTGTAGGCTCTCCACAGTTTAAACATTTATTCTTTTTAGGAAGGTCTTTTTTATCGTAATCCATAGTCTTCTATATTGCGTTATCTATTACCATTATAAGCTCTCTAAGCTCACTTCTCTCAAATCTCCCTGATAGAGTGTCTTTATACGTCTTAATAGTGAGGTCATAATAATCAGGCTTATTAGGAACTTCTGTGATTTTTACATTTGGCTTCATATCTATTGTTTTAGTGTTTAAGTTAATTTATTCTCTTTATATGCCCACCATATTCCATCCTCTAAGACCTCCTGAGGGAGCTTAAAAGAGCAGGGGACTTCTATTATATATTTTTGTTTAGGGATATCAGGCTCTCCTAATGGAGTGTCTATTATAAGTTCAGAACCCTCTTCTATATTCATAGTTATTCTATCATCTAAACTTCCTTGAATTATTAAAGTAGAATTATACTTTATTTCTATAGTTCCTTCTCCTATAACACTCCCATAAATTACAGTATTAATAGTAGATAATAATAATCTCCTATTTTTATGTATAATAACATCTCTAGACTCAAATGTTATCCAATATTTAGGAATCCACTTCAGCTCTAGGCTGTCATATTTTGCTACTGAGTGAATAATCCCTGATAAGCTATCTAAATTAAATAAGGAAAATAGATAGGGAGCTTCCTTTGAATTAGATAAAGCTTTAGCAGATAGTGTTTTATAAGAACTTCCTACAGAGAGCTTCTCTTTAGTCGCTGATTTAAAGCAGTCCTCTTTGCTACAGTTTAAAAATATCAGGGATATTAGTAATAGAATTAAGTTTCTCATTTTTTAATTATTAAATTCCCATCTAGACTTCTTAACTCCACAACCTGCTGCCTGATATAACCTGCTCTCTAAGCTCTTTTTATAGGGTTTTAAGCGTGTTTCTCTGAAATCTGACAGCTCACTATCACTCAAAGTGAGTAAATCCTTAAAAATAGGGTGGTTTAAGGTCTGTTCAAACTCTAATAATTGAGCTTTTAATTTCCATATTTCTGTATTGAGGCTCTCTTCCTGCTCTGCAGAAGCGATTTTGGCCACTCTATCTAGAGCTACTTCATTATTTAATGAGTTTAAAACGTCATTATAAAGCTGATTATAGTACTTTTTTCTAATTACTTCCTCAAATTTATTAACTCCGTTAAGGACTGTTGCGTGATTTTTACCTACTAGTTCTCCCACTTCTCTTAATGAATAGTAAGTTAAGTCTCTAGCTATCTTATAATAAATAATTCTAAGAGAAATAATATTATCTAGTCTAGTTACTTTAGTGATATCTTGACCTGAGTAAAGCTCTATTGTGTTTTTAATAAGTTGTAATTCCATAGTTTTTATGATTTAATAATTTGTAGTGATTTTTTTAGTTTTCTAATATCATTCCTGAGGGACTCTATCTCCTCTAGCTTCTCAGACCTCATCTCAGCCATTTTAAGCTTAGTTTCTCGTAGTTCCATCTTCAGGACAGTATTATAAACGTAATTCTCTTTGCAGGCTCTTAAATAAGGCTTAGCCTTCTCGTCTGCAGCTTCATTTTTTTGAGAAGCATCTAAAAAGAATCTAGTTATAAGTTCAAAATTATTCTCGTGGAGAATCTGAAGTAAATCTGTATTAGTCTCCATAATTAAAAAGTGTCTTTAGAACTCCAAAAATCATCTCTGTCAGCAAATAATGATTTTTTAGTGAATGCTCCATTATCAAAATTCTCTACTAATTCTACAGACCCATCTTCTAAGTCTCTAGCATAGCACTCATAAGTATATACTTTACTTCTGTGAAATATAGACTGTTGTAAATCCCAATTTTTTATCATCTCCTCTAGACCATCTAGAGAGAAGGCTGAGAACTCACAGCCCTTATGTATTTTTGTAAATGTTCTTGGTGCTTTCATTTGTTGTTTTTTTTAAGGGGGCTTTTACACCCCCGATTAATAATTACTTATTCAGGAAGATAGTTTTTTCTCCTCCCATTTGTCCTATAGCTTTAATAGCCTCTTCAGCATCCTCAAATCTATGAACCGTGTGGATGTCGTGCAAATCCTGAGTTACTAATAATTGCTTATTGGTTCTTAGGTAATTCCTGATACTTTTTTCTGTAAATGGATTCATATCTAAAAAGGTAAACCATCTTCCTCCTCTGCAGGAGCTGCAGAAGGAGCAGGGTTAGAATTAGCTACATAGTTGTCAGAGAATATAAATTCCTTCCCTGAGCTATTCAAAAAGTTCTGAGGAGCTTTAGCTTCTCTCTCTTCCTTAGTTTGGCCTTCTATTACATAATGAGTATTCCCATATTGGTCAGGCTCTTTTCTCTCCTTAACAGTCATATTATAATACCTACAGCCGTTAGAATGTGTTTTAACTTTAGCCTCTGTGATAGAGTTTAAGTCGATTGAAATGTTAATAATTTTACTCATAATTTAAAGTGTTTGTGTAGGTTCTTTCCTACGTTATTAATAATTAATATAAACATAATTCTACAAATATAATGTTTTTTATTTTAAAATCAAACTTTATTTTCTCTAAGCTCCTCTAGCTTCTGAATCTGCTCGTCTTCAAACCTACTCCACTCTTCCTCTGTTAATATATTAAAAGCTGCAGATACTTCCTTCTGCCTTAGGCCTTCAATAGCTTCAGTTTCTCTCTCTGTTAAGGACTGATATTTATATCCTTGATAGAATTTATTAATCCTTCTAATCTCTTTTTTAATCCCTCTAATTTTGTCTGTATAATTCATTTTATTTGGTTTTTAAAGTCCCCCTGAAGCTTAGCTCCTGATAGGTATTTGTGATATGTTCTAGTACATCTGAATAGTCTTTAGAATAGCAGGCAATAGAGTCGTGTTTACTAAACAGCTGTATTTCTCTCTCAGATAATGGCAATAGTATTTTGTCTATAAATATTTCACTCTCTAATCTCTGAAGCTTTACACTAAAAGCATCCTTATCTCCTGAAGAGCTTTTAATATGTTTAATGTATTCCCAAACTATAGGGAAGCAGGATTTAAATAAGGATTTCTCATCACTATTCACTATAGAGGAGCTGAATAAGACCTCAAAAGTTATAGCCTTAGCTTTAGCTCTGTCTACTCCTAGCTTATTGCTCATATACTCATAAAATTCCCCATTATAAGCAGCCTCTATAAAGATATCTACATCATCTCCTACTACTCCCTCCTGTTCTAAGATATAAGCCAATAGAGCAGGCTGAGAATTAACAGCGTCTATTTCTAGAATATCATTCTGCAGATATATCTCCTCCAATAGAACTGAAGGAAATGAAGTGAAATTAGTATCTAATCTATTATTAGTTTTATTTCTCTTAGCATAAATAGTATTAGGGTCTTTAAGAGCTTCTATACAGTTCTTAAAATAAGCTCTCTTAAATAACTTCTTTTGGGCTATAAACTCTTTAGCATCCATTATTTTTATTCCATTGCCTCCCTGAATTAAATCCATATTAAGACTAATAGCATCTCTTACAGCAGCAGCTCTAGATATGAAGGCTTTTCTAGAACCTAATGGAGTAATGGTCTCTACTTCCTTAGCTCCACTCCAAAATAAATTATTATTGGTAGTGAAATTATCTATACTTATTTTATCTATACTCTCCTGAGCTAATAACTCTAGTTTATTAAAATCTATCTTCAGGTTGCTTAGGTTTTTATAAAATCTATGGGACTCATTTCTGTTAATTCTTATTCTATTCAGCTCTTCGCTGTAGGTATAATTAAACTCTACAGTAATTAACTCCTCACTGTAATCTATAGAACTATTCATTCTGTAGCATAAGGCTTTCCCTTCATAAAATAAATCATCACAGTCTATAATTCCTGCTTCCCCTAAAATATTAACATAATCAATATATCTACTCCCTAAAACTAATCTTAAAAAATAGTAGCTTAATGGAGTCCACTCTAAAAATAATCCTCCCTTCCTGCTCGGAGTAGAAGTAAGTAAATAAATTAAATTATAGCATTTTATCCTCTGAGTCTTATTTAGATTTAAGGCCTCTATTTTATAAAAAAGGGATTTAGGAATAGTGAGTTTTTTTAGGACTTGCTGTTTCATTGGTGGTGTTTAATTTTTACAAAGTTAATTTTTATATATCTATTACTTATTAAATATTACTCAGTTTTATCAATAGTTTTTAACAATAGATTTTAATGTAAAAGTACTACTGAAAGTACTCAAAAAAAAATTACTATTATAGCTATTTCATATATATTCTATTTTATATATCAAAAATCATTCCCTTATTTTATGCTCTTGAAACACTGACTCTCATTGAGTTTTTTACTTTCTCAGGATTTCAATATCAGTATAGCTCAGAAGGGTGAAAGTCTCTTAAATCGCTTTATTTTAATTCTAGAGAGTTTTTGATATATCCAAACTTTTTTTAAACTTTAACATATTTTGACAAAGATAAGTAAAAAAACAATACACTAAAAAAGGGGTATATATCAGTAAATATTAGTCCGCTATTAGACCAAAAATATGCTGTTTTTTATGCTTCTAAACTTCCTAGTGTTTACAAGGCCTGAACCCCCTTTTTGGAGACTATGTGCTATAGAGAGGGGAGGGATAGAGCAGAGATATAGAGGTATAATATAGAGATATATAAAACCCTGAATATCTAAATATATATTTTAAATTGAATATAGATATTTCCTAATATTCCTCTTTTTATAGAGATTAGAGTAGAAGGTAATTTATATTACTTCTAAATAATTAGATACTAAAGAGTAAAAATATATGAAAGGAAGTGTGTTTGTTAATGGTGTGATTGGAGTGGATTGCAGCCTGATAGATGTTATTAGGCAAGTAAAGAGCTTTAAAAAACCTACTGAGCTAAGTGTGGTGATTAACTCAGTAGGAGGCTCTGTTTCAGAAGGCCAAGCTATATTCACTTATCTAAGAAACTTAAATATCCCTATAACTACTACTGCAGAGCAGGCTTATAGTATTGCTTCAGTTATTTTTATGGCAGGAGATACTAGAATAGTTCCTGAGGGAGATAGAAGGTTAATGATTCATAATCCTTGGGCTTCTGTAGAAGGAGGAGCAGATAGATTAGAAGATATAGCAGGGAAGTTAAGAGAGATAGAGGAGCAGTTCTCTGATTTTTATTCTACTTATGCTAACATTGATAAGGAGACTATGAAGAGCTTATTAAAAAATGAGACCTTCTTATCGGGAGCTGAGGCCTTAGAAATGGGATTTGCCACTGAGTTATCAGTACCATTAGCTGCTGTAGCTCTTTTAGGAGATGTTTTAGAAACTGAAATAGAAAAAGAAATGAGTATAGGTGATAAATTTTACAGCGAATTAAAAAAATTAATGAATATTATGGAAAAACAAAAAGATGAGATAAAAGCTCTAATCCTTCAAGACGCTAATGGAGTGGAAATAAACTTCCCTGAGGTTGAAGATGGGTCTACCCCTGAGATTGGAGATATGGCTACAGTGGACAGTCTTCCTGCAGAGGGAGAGTACACAGCTCCTAGTGGAGATGTATGGATTTTTGAAGGTGGTGCTTTAAAAGAAGTTAAGACTGCTGATGCCCCTGAAGAAGAAGTTCCTGCTGATGCAGAAGGAGACAAATCTGCTGATACAGTACAATTAAAAGAGCTTTTAGACAAGCTTTTAGGCTTAGAGGCTAGTTTCACTGCTTCAGCTGAGAAGGCTGCTCTAGTGGATGCTGAGCTATTAGCTTTAAAAGATAGCTTTAATGCTTTAAAAGAAACTACTGCAGAAATAGATACTATTAAAGCAGGATTAGCAGACCTTAGAAAATTAGTAGGCTCAGAAGAGGTGACTATAGTGGCTAAGGAAACTAAAACTAATCAAAAAAAATCTAGTGGTTTAATAAACGTATTTAGATAATAAATAAAAATGAGTTTGAATATCTATCTCACGAAAAAATAGATAATTAAAAAGTAATTAATAACTAAAAAAAAATTTGAATTATGGCTTATGATGTAAGTGCATTAACTAATTATGTAGCTCGTGAGAATAAAATTCTTACTAAGCAACTTTTTGCAGGTGGAGATACAATGAAGTTCGCTACCTTAATGACAGGAGTTAAAGGTTCTACCTTAGTCCCTCATTTATCAGGAGCAGCTACCTTGCAAGCAGGGAACTGTCCTACTCCTTCAGGAACAGCTACTGCTGATGAAGTGACTTTGACAGTAAAACCCTTCACAGTTTATGAGCAGTTTTGTGCTGATGACTTAGAAACTAAATTCCCTAATACTATTATAGCAGCAGGGTCTAATAATGGAGATTCTTTGAAGCCTTGGGAAGAGACTTTAATAGATGTTAAAATGAGTTCTATTGCAGAGCAGTTAGAGCTTCATTATTGGCAAGGTACTTTAGGAGGAGGTTCTTATCCTCTTTTTGATGGTTTTATTGATATCATTGATACTGCAGGAACTGCTATTGATGGTAATACAGGCTCTGTAGCTGCAGGAACAGGAATTGTAGTAGGAAATGTGATTGCTATTGTGGATGCTATTTATGTAGCTATGCCTGCAAAAGTAAAAAGAACAGGAGAAGCTAAAATCTTAGTAGGAGATGATGTTTTTGACTTGTATATTGCTGCTTTAAAAGCTGCTAACTTATTCCACTATTCTGCAGAGAATGATAATGGAGTATTAAAAATCGGTGGTGGAAGAGGAGAACTTATGAGAGTTTACGGACTTGATGGTACTGATAGAATTTTTGCAGGCCAAGGTTCTAACTTTATTGTAGGAGCTGATGTAGCTGATGAGGATAAAGTAGCTGATGTATTTTATGACCAAACTTTGGATAAAGTACAGATGAGAGTTAAAGCTAAATCAGGTGTAGCTGTAGCTAATATTGATGAGATTGTAGAGTTTACTCTTACAGCTTAATCAAAAGGAATTAATAATTAATGGGAGTAGCTTAAACCCTGCTCCCTATAAAAAAATATAAATATAAATTATGGCTTGTTCAAAAAAAATAACAGCAAATATCATTTTTGATTGTGCTGATAGCCCCTTAAAAGGTTTAGATGGTGGTGAAGCTATCATTTTAAACTATGAGGATATTGATAAGGGGGCTTCTACTCAAACAGGAGCTATCTTAGATACTATCACTATGTTAGGAGCTACTACAGGACAATTAGTTCAATGGTATAGAGAACTAGCTTCTGTGGCTACTGCTTTGACTAGAAATGCTGAGGACTTTGATGGGTTCTCTCACTCATTTTTAGCTAGACTAGCTACTACTTCTGCAGCCAATGCAGAGAGAGCTAATGAATTGAAAAATGGTCGCTTTGTGGTGGTGGTTAAAACATCCTACAAAGGTGGTACTGCAGGAGATGAGGCAGATAAATACAAAGTATTCGGATGGGATGCGGGATTAGAATTAAGTGAATTAGCAGGGAACTCTAATGAGAACTCTTCTAGCTTACTTTTCACTCTAGCTACTAGAGAAGGGACTTATGAGAAATATCCTTATAATATTCTTTTTGCAGGTGGTGTGGCTGAGCCTACTGAATCTGATGCTGTATATGATGCTCTAAAACCTGCCTAAGCAGATTAGAATTAACTTTAATGTAATTGAGTAGGGGGGTGGCTAATAGCTTCTCCCCATAACTCTATCTTAAAATGGAGATAAAAGAGATATTAACGCTGACTAGAAGAGAAGCTCTAACTAAATATGTTAAAGAGTTAGATGAGGCTTATTTTGAACTATCAGGAAGACACTTCTGCAGAAGCTGTGTCTCAGATATTACCACTATGTTTAATGAATTAAAAAGAGAATATATGAATAGCACAGATTTTAAATTAATAAGAGAGAAGGCCACCTACAGAGTTCGCAAGGGAGTTATGATTTCTAATGATAAAATGACTGATGAGTTAGCGTTAGAATGGCTGAAGGACTGTCCTGAGAGGATTAAGTTCTTTTACTCATTCCCTGCAGATTGGAAGGAGAGAATAGGATTAGTTCCTGAGGAAGTTAAAGAGATTGAAGTAGTAGCTATGGAGGATGTAAGTGAGGAAATTATGGAGGAAGAGTTCAGAGCTAATCTAGGAGAGCTTAAAATGCAGGAACTGAAGGAGCTTTATCCTGATATATCTGTAGAATTTGGTCAGAAAAAAGCTGATTTTATTGATAAGATTATAGAAACTAATAAATAATAACTATGAATTTATATACAGCAACTATCTCAGATGCTCTAGTAGTAAAAGAAGATAAAAGAGAAGAGGTTTTTAATTTTGGTTTAGATAATCTATACCCTGACACTATAGAGAACTTAGTTAATAGCTCTGTGACCTCTAAGCTGTGTGTAGATTTAGCAGCTAAGAGTATCTATGGAGGCTCTTTTGGAGCTTTAGGTGCTATGATAGTTAATAGTGAAGGCCAAACTTTAAACCAAGTCCTTAGGATAGCCTCTAAGGAGTACGCTAAACACGGAAACTGCTATATTCATTTAGGGTATAATGGAGAGTTAAAAATTAATTCTATTAAGATTCTACCTACTACTATGATGAGAGTAGGAAAATCTGATGATTTAGGGTACTCAGGTAAAATAGTAGAGTTTGAGAATTGGGATTCTACTGCTAATAGGATTTATAAAAAGAAGTTTAAAATCTATGATAGATATAATTCTAATACTAAAGTAATAGAAACTCAGATAGCAGCTGCAGGGTCTATTATGAAATATAAGGGTCAAGTTCTACACTTAAAAGGAGATACTAATGATGTATATGGAATCTCAGATTTAAACACAGTTTTATATGAAGCTTTATTAGAAGGAAACTCTCAGAAGTTTAGAGCTAATAATAGTGAGAATGGCTTCCTCTCTACTAAGTTAATGGTAGTTAGACCCTTTGAGAAGGAAGAGGAGAGAACAGCTTTTAAACGGTCTCTAAAGCAGCTTCAGGGGGCTGATAATACAGGGAAGATTCTATTAATGGAGTCTTCTAATGCAAATGATAATTTATCTGAGCAGATTAAATTAGAGGATTTAACTTCAGAGTATAATGATTCTCTTTTTGAGTATTCAGATAATATAGCAGAGAAAAATATATGTAAAGCTTTTAATATACCTACTTTTCTAGTTAATGGTTCTGAGAGTGGAATCTTTGGAAACTCAGGAGAGTTAGTTAGACAGGGTAGAATGATGCTTTATGAATCTCAGGCAGAGACTAGAGATATGATGGAAGAGAGCTTTAAAAAAGTGCTTAAAAATTGGAAGGAATCTATCACAGAAGAGATAAAAATTATTAACCCTTATGTAAATTCAGCAGTATAATGGCAAATCTAATAACAGTTAATGAGTTTACAACTCTAAAACATATATCTAAAAAAATAGATACTGATAGAATAGAGCAGGCTATAGGTTTTGCTCAGGATATAGATTTATATGATTATCTAGGGGATTTCCTTTTTGATGTACTAACTAATTCAGCAGAGGTTGCTTATGCAGATTTAATGGATGGAAGTACTTTCACAGAGGGAAGCTTTGAGTTTAGACACGCAGGATTAAAGTCTCTTTTAGCAGATTTAGCTTATGTAAGATATCTTATGAGTTCCAATGTAAATGATACTCCTTTCGGACTAGTTCAGAAGAGTTCACAGGATTCCACTCCTCTAGATAGAGGACTTATTAAGGATTTAGCTTCTCAGGCTATGAGAGATGCTGATATAAAATTCAGCTTAATTAATAAGTATTTAGAAGAGAACTTAGGTACATTTACTAGATATGCTAAGGGAGATAATCCTAATATAAATACCAATAGAACTAGGTTTGAGGTACTTCCTCAGAGAAACATAAATGATTATGAAGCATTCTAAATATCTTATTATAGCTTTAACTGCTTCTGTAGGACTTAATATCTATTTATGGAACAGAGAGCAGGAAACTATTACTATCCCCCCTCAGGCAAGCTCTATTACAATAGAAGCTCCTGAGCCTATAGTGATTTATGACACTATAATTAAAGAGGGAAAAACTGAATATGTGGCTAAAGAGAATCCTATTAATGAAGAGCTGTTAAGTAAGTATAAGAACTCTCTAGATTCAATAGAAAAATTAAAGCTATATTCATTAGCTATTACAGAGAGAAAGTACTTTGAGGTATTTAATGACTCAGTACAAAAAATTACTGTAGAATCTAATGTTATAGGAACTTTAACTAAACAAAAAATAAGTTATATCACTAAGCCTAAAGAAATAACTATTTTAAAGCCTTCTAATAGACTAGAAATCTATTTAGGTGGAAATATATCAGTTCCTGTGGTGAACCCTGCAGGAAGCCTCTTAGACCCCTTAGGAGTCGGATTAGAGCTTCAGGTTCTCACGAATAAAAATATATTTAAATTAGGAATAGACACTAATAAGCAATTACAGGGAGGAATCTCCTTTAAAATATTTTAGAAAGTATGGAGATAAACCCCGCTGAGATTATTCAGTACGCAGCAGCAATAGCTACAGGAGTAGGAATATGGTATAAGGATGTAATAGCAAAAAAAATAGGACTTAAAAAAGAGGTGAAATCTCTAGAAGCTTCAGCCTTAGAGAATGTTCAGAAAAATTTAGATATATATCAGGAAATGATAACAGATATAGATTCTAGATATAAACAGAAGCTCTTAGATGTAGAAGATAATTTTATGGCTTCTATAGACAGAATGAAATCAGAGGTCTTAGAGCTTAAAAATATGAATAGTGAGCTAATAGAGTTTATAGCTGCTCAGAAGCTACTCCTAGCAGACCAAAAGGAGATTATAATGAAGCAGAGCAGGAGGATAGATTACTTCAAAAAAAAGTATAACGATTTAGAAAACTAGACAAAATGGCAGTTATTATCAATAGTCAATTAGGGGGAACTTTTACTTTGAACGGCCTACCCTATGCTAAAATTTATCAGCCTCTACAGCTAGGTCTAATAGATTTAGGCCTATACAATATAAATGATACTAGGCAGCATTTAATAGCTCCTACCCCATTTAATGAGTTTGTTATAGATGGAATTACCTATGGGACTCAGGCTCTCACTATGGCTGCTTTAATTCCTGTAATTCTAGAGCTTACTTCTGAAGCAGGGAGTTTAGGTGGCTATGATATAACTCAATTATTAAAATCTAGTGAGGATGATACTGCTGAGGGAATAATCACTTTTGAGCAGCCTCTAATTATAGAGGGAGAAACTTTTGGAGGAGCTGAGGTAAGAGATATAGAGGCCGTTTTAGAGATGGCCTCTTCAGGCCTTAATAATGGAGGAGCTATTTCTATTAATGGAGTAAACCCTGCTAGATTTGATGTCTCAGCAGGCTCAGGAGTTGTAGTAGACCATTCAACTTCTCCCCCAACTCATATAGAGGTAGTGTGGTCAGCTTTTACTAATCAGGTTATAACTAATTTAGCTACTCAGTTTAATACTGATATTGCTATTAATGCTGCAGGAGCTATAGTTCAGCAGACTTCTTTCACTGATGAGGAGTTAAGAGGTCTTATTTTTTTAGGGGGTATTGACCATAATAATCAGGTAAGTATAGATGACACATTCTCTATCACAGTTCCTACTAAGGCTGTAGGCTCTAGCTTAAGAGAATTAGCTAAAGCTGTAGGAGACTTAAATTTATCAGGGAATATCTACTCAGCTAATGGAGCTAATCTTAGTGTAGCTAAATCCTCAGGAGAGGTTTTTTCTTATGGTAGAAACTTTTTAAATGATTATAATGCTCCTCATCATTTGCAGACTGCTGCAGTTCCTTTAGTTAGTTTTGGATATGTGTTTAACAATGGCTCAGGAATAGGAACATTTACTGCTGACACTACTTTAGTTAATCCTAATAATTACGACAATGGAACGGGAACTCTTGCAACGGTTGCAGTAAATAAGTTTACTATCCAAAGATTGCTATTTTTTCCTAATGCTAATAAAACCTTTATTCAATATGGGACTGCTCAATATAATAAGCTAGAAGATGCTTTAGATGCAGTTCCTAGAGCTTCATTTTTAGCTTTAGCAGGGATTAGGACTGCTATGGTAAGAGGTTATCTAGTTATTAAGGAAGGAACTACTGCTTTAAATAATGGAACGCAGGCTGTATTTTTATCTGCAAATAGATTCGGTATAGTATCATCTTTATCTTCAGGAGTGGCAGCTACATTAGATAGCTTAACAGATACCACTATAACATCTATAGCAGCAGGAGAGATTCTTAAATGGAATGGGTCTGCTTGGATTAATAATACTTTATCTGAGGCAGGAATAATGCCTTCTACTCAGCAATTAGCTCAGACTAAAGCAGCAGTAACAAACCAATTTTTAAACTCTTATAATGCTACTACGGGAGTTTTTACTTCTGCTCAGGTGGCTTATTCAGGCCTATCAGGAATACCCTCTACATTTCCTCCTTCAGCTCACACCTTAGATAGTCACTCAAACGTTACTATAACAGCCAATGCTTCAGGAGAGATATTAAAATGGAATGGGTCAGCTTGGATTAATAACACTTTAGCAGAAGCAGGAATATCTGCAGTAGGTCACACCCATACTTTTGCTTCATTAACAAGTAAACCGACTACTATTGGAGGATATGGAATAACTGATTTTAATAGTTTAGGAGATGCTAGATGGCTAGGAATAGGAGCTACTGCTGTTAATGCTAATTTATTAGATAGTCTAGATAGTACTCAATTCCTTAGAAGTGATGCTGATGATGAAACTTCTGCAGGTATTAAGACTTGGTTTGGTGGAGCTATAATTGGGCAAGGAGCTAGTGGTGCTACTCTTCAAGTGAATGGCTTCCAAAGAACAGGTAATATCTATATTCATAGTGGAGGAGCTACTCCTAATGGTAATAGGTCTTCTGATTATTTAAGTAATACTGACAGTGGTGATATATATTGGTTTAAAA